CTGACTCGGCAGCAGCGCATTGATCGCCGCCTGCGCGGTAACTTGACCCGTGCCGCCCTTTGCAATCGTGACCGTATCCGAAAGAGTAGAACCAGCAGCCGTCACCGTGATCGCTGCACTCCCGTCAAAATTAACTCCGTTGATGGCGCGAGGGGTGGCTAGGGTGGTAGCGGTGGCTGCGTTGCCGGTCGTGCTTCCGCTGCTACCAGTCACGCTGCCCGTGATCGGAGCCGTGACCGTAAGCGCCGCGAGAGTTCCAACGCTGGTAAGGCTAGACGCCGTAATTCCAGTTGCAAGAGTCGCGCCCGTGAGCGTGCTGGCGGCTGCCGTAACCGTAATAGCGGCGGTGCCGTCAAAATTCACACCATTGATAGCGCGCGCGGTTTGCAACGCGGTAGCCGTTCCTGCGTTACCTGTAATTGTGGTCTGGTCGCCAGTGTTGGCATTAGAAATTGAGCTAGTCCCCGTGACGGCCAGAGTCGGTGTGGAAGAGCCGGAAACCACCACAGAATTTACTGAGGTCGGCGTGATAGCCCCCAAGGTTAATGAAATAGCCGGTGTCGTGGTTGCAGTTGCCACCGACCCGCTCACCCCGTTGGCCGTGGTCACGCTTACAGAGGTTACACTACCCACACCAGCCGCCACCCAGGAGGTGGTTGAGCCATTTGTCGATAGAACCTTACCCGAGTTGCCTGACTGACTTGGGGTGAGGTCGTTAAGGTCTGGTGCAGTCCATAGCGCACCGGCAGTTAAAAACTTTTTTGCCGCCGCGTCTCCACTGGCTGGCGCTGGCACTAATCCTGCCGTTCCGCCTGACCCAGTGTCGCCAATCATATTTGGCAGCATGCCATTTAGCGTGGCCATGCTCAAGTCAGTAGGCGCACCAGATCCGCTGGAGCGACCCTTAACCGTTGGGCCGGTCATGCTGTCGAGTTTAGCGTTGGTTACGACGCCGGCTGCAATCGTTGCGGCAAATGAGCCTACACCGCTGCCGGTCACGTCAGAGGTCAGGCTGATCGTCTGGTCGCCGGTATTGCTCCCGCTCAAATTGCTGCCCGAGACGGCCCCGGAGGCTGCCACGCTGGTGGGCGTAATTGCGCCAAGACTCAGGGCAATGGTTCCGCTTGCGGTAACGGGCGAACCACTGCTGGTGATCCCATTGGCGCCGCTCACCGAAATTGAGGTTACGGTCCCCCCGCCAGCAGCCGTCATAATTTGGGCTACGGTGGCGCGCTTGTTGGCCGCGGTAACGCCATCAACTAGGATGGTATAGTCGCTAGTATTAACACCGGACGCCGGCGTTAACTGTGAAATTTTTAGATTGGTAGCCATTATTCAACGATGATGCCATTGCCATTCTCTAAAAGCACCCCGCCGCCGGCTTGCAGGGCAAGCAACGACACAAAAATTTGGCGCTTCAACGACTGGTAAAGCAGCGCCATAGATCAATCCACCATCGGTTGCGATTGAACTTTTCCGTCTGCGGATACCCGAATAAATTTGGCGGCCTTTGCGCGCTTGGAAGACCAAACTTCTCGCGTGCCGCTGGTATAAATAAACCCATTGGTTACTGACGGGGTTGTCCCATCAAAACTAACGTACATCGAGTTCGACTGCACCTCGATTAAAAAGTAGGTGTCCTCGGGCAACCAGGTCGTGCTGGTTAAGCCGACCGCGGTAGATGAGACGGCCAGTTGCTCGGGGGCAGTTGTCGCTGACGGTTTTGGGTAAAGATTAATTGTTTTTGAGTTATTCATAAATTTAGTAAGTAAACATATTAATGCGGCTGACTTGGCCCTCAGTAGTAAGAACTCGGTCAACTTCGGCAACGCGAGCCGTCTCGGCATCGCTCTCTGCAATGACAGCCTGCTGAAATTGGCCTTCACTACGCAGGTAGTCAGACAAGGCGCCACGGACAATGTACTCGCCCGTAAAATAAGGAATCTCCACAAGATCCCAGCTTGCCGGCGTGTTACTCGGCGACTGATTGGCGGTCGTGGCAACCAAGCAAGTGTACAGATTTCCTGCCGGTTGCTTAGTTGAGGAAGGAATAAAGGCACCCGTCGAAGTTGACGTATCAAAGTAGGCTTGCGCCCCTACCGAGTAGGTAGACGTGGCGCTCCACGCATCACCAAATAGCTCGGGCTTGCGAGTATTATATTCAATAAACACGTCATCGACGGGTTCCATAAAATTTACATAGCTCACCGATCCGCTATCATACAAAAAATATTTAACCAATTTTGCCCTAGTAGTTAGGCGCGGGTCTTGGTCGTAGACCCCTAGAACCTCGCCCACGTCGCTGCCGAGGGTAACGGTCAGCACGTCATTGGCGTCGGTCACAACCGTGTCGCCTGGCGGGGTGGTAATACGAATCAGAGCTGGCCAGCGGTCGCTCTTCCAGATTGTTTCCAGTCGTCCATTGGCTAGGTCGCGAAACTGCGCGTAGGTAGCTGCCGTAATGCTTGAGCGATCAAGCCCGGCAAGTTGCAGCCACCGATAAAGTAATGTACTGAAATCAATTGTTCTCATGCGACAGCGGCAGCAGGACGGCCAAAGCCATCAAAGATGGTAGCCTTGCTGCAATCGGAGGTAGATTTACCGTAACCAACCGACATCTTAGTGGCTCCGCCCTTAGTTTTAAGTTCTGGATTTGTGTTCAAGAATTCCTTCAAAAAAGTTTGGTCTTGCCAACATTTATAGCCAAGTTTTTGCCCCCAAAAATGAAATGAAGAAGCAGGAATCCTAGCGCGCAGATGGCCTAGGCCATCCACGCCCTTGTGGTAGGACTGGTTTTGGGCGCCAACTCTTTTGGCTTCAATCGCACCCAAAACCATTTCCTTGTGCCATCCGCGGCGGAACTCCTCAAGAAGTGGCTTATGAAGTTCCGCCGGGATAGACTCGATCATCGGCTTAGGAGCTGAAGTCGAACTTACCGAAAGCCAGCGGGTTCTTCACAACGAGGCCGGCAACGGCTTCGATGAGACGAGCTGGGCCGCCACCGTAGTCAGGGAGATCGCGCACTTCTGGCAGCGAGCTGTAGCGGAATTCGCACAGGTCGATGGGAATTACGAGACCCTTGTACGCGGCAGGAACAAACGCATCGGCGTGCAATTTAAGGCGACCAAAGTCACCCTCAAAGATGTCCACCGTGGACACATAAGAGTCGCTGTCGCTGTCGCGGTTAAGCGTGCGAATAACCGAGGCAGTGGATGTGTTGGCGTTCTGCGCGGTTGTGAAGAGCAGATTTGTGAAGGCGCGCTTTACAGTGCTACCCAACACGGCATCGTACTCGCGGTTCTGGCCAGTCTGACCCCAGATGGAGGTCAGGAGACCCTGGACCATCGTCTCGTCAAGAGTCGAGGCCGCAGCGGAACCACCAACAATAGAAGCCGAGGGTGTGCGATAAGCAGATGGCACTTGAAGCACCGATCCGCCAGTGGTGGAAACGAAAACCGACATACCTTTTGTCAGGTACGGGACGGTGCCGTTGTCGAGCTGGGCGTCGTTGGCGCTCAGTGTGGTAAGCTCCATGTCGCGCTTGAGAGTCGAGATGCCCTTGGCAACCATGCCAGCAAGCTCGTTCTTGAGGCCGGCGACGATGGATACGTCAACAGATAGAGGCGATACGCGCACGGGGCGACGGAACACCTGGATGTAATTGCTGACGACAGCGCGGCCAGAATTAAGATTCTGGTAGTCGGCTGAAGTAACGTCTGTGCCGTCAACGGTGCCGGTGGAGACGCTGGTTGGCATGTTGTCAGCCTGCCACTGCATGAGGGTGTTGCCGGGCTTATTGCCCTTTGGCACCATCGAAATAAAGGGAGTGTCTTTTGCGTCAACGAGGCTAATATAATTAGCCAGATCTTCGCGTTTACCGACTTGTGAGCGTTCAAATAATTGAGCCATGATAGTAAATTCCTAAGTTAAAGAAACTGATTTAAGACGACATCCTTGAGGGTCGACGAGTTAGCGTTCTTGCGAAATGCATCGTACGAAGTTTTGATGTTTCGTTCGTTAGCAGTAGCCGCAGGAGGCGCTGGGGTAGACTTAGTGGGTTGGATCGGTGCTTTTTTAACGGCAGCCTTTTGGACTGTATTCCGTTGAGCAAAATTGCTCTCGCGTGCCGCTGCGCCGCGCAGGTAATCGCCGACCACCATTTTGTAGTCAGGAAACTTTTGCAGTTCAGGAAACGCTTTAAGCATAGCCTGCGCAGAATTGAATTCGCGCGAGCTACGATCTTTCCACCAGGTATACTCGGCCTCGGCCATCGGATCGATTTGAGAGCGGGTTCTAACGTAGGCCAACTGCTTGGGCAGGTGGTCTTCGATTGCGTCCATCGCATTAAGTTTGATGGAGCGAACCTCCTCTGAGCTGTACTCGATTTCTTTTCCGTCAGGACTACGAACTGTAGTGCCATCGGGATTTTCTTCGGCCCAGCGTCTAACCTTTCGGGCTTCAATAATTTGCGCTTCAACCTCGCCCTGCGTTGTGAGGTGCAGGTAGGGATTGTCTTTGGAGCTAACAATAGGCGCATCAGCCTTAACCGATGCCTTATCATTTAACTGCATCCGCAAATTAACAAGTTCTTGCTCTAATTGTAGCGACTTTGCTTCCGCCTCTTTTGATCGAGCCGTTAGCTTGTCGATACGTTTTTGAGCGCCCTTGGGTAAACCGTCCTCTGATTTGACTTCTTCGGCAATAGCCTCGGGAGTCTCCTCGGGAGTATCTTCTTGTTCAGTAGTTTTTGAAAGAGCGGTGTCTTCAGGAACCTCGGCATTTGCCGCGATTTCTTCAGACGGTAATTCTGGATTTTTCTCAGGCTCCACTGCCTGTGCCGGCTCGTCCAGCATGTCGGCCAAGATAAGGTTTTTAAGTTTATCGTGGTCAAGTAACCCGAGCTTTTCCACGGAGGTTGTGAGTGGTTTGTCTGCAACCGCTCCGTTAGCGGGTGCCTGCTCATTTAACTGGGAATCTATCGTCATGGATTTTTAAGACCGCCAAGAGGTCGGATGCAGCGTTGCTCAGAGGCGCGCACGCAGAAAGCCTTTTGCGCACACTTGCTCTAACTCAAACGACTGCACAATAAAGTTGTAATACAACTTTCAACTTATGCACGGTTCTACCCGCTTTTGTAGTTATGTAATCGGCCCGTTTTGCTCTAACGCCGCCGAGCGCAACTGCTGCAACGAAATCAAGAAGTCATTAAGTGCCTCGGCTCGACCGGCGGCATGGATGCGAAACTCGCCGGTGGTTTCTCGGTTAATGGCCGTCTCCACATCGTCCTGCATTGAATTATTCAGGTGCAGTAAAATGGAGTCCCATAGCGGGCTTTGACCCGTGAAACCAAATGGTTCTAATTCTTTGTGATTCATTGCGCGGGTGCCTGGGCAGCAGGCGATACGCCGATGCGACCGATCTGCTTATTCTCCTGCTGCTGCATGGAGAACTGCAGGTTCTTCATATACTTTTCTAGCAGTTGCTGGAACTGCGGATCGCCCTGCGCCGCCTGCGCGGCCTTCGGGTTGCTCTGCATCACCTGCTGGGCGTACTGCATCTTTGATTTAGCGGACGGATCGTTCTCGACGTAGAGCGCCTCGTTGCCGAGCATCATCATGCCGATGTCGGTCTGCACCTCGCGGAACATCTTCTGCGATGCGCTGGTCTGGTCTACCACCAAGTCGCGCGCCGCGTCAGGTGAGATGGCGGTCGTGATTGCCATAATTAATTTATTGCGGTCAATGACGCCACCGGAATCAAGCGGCACCACAAACTTTGAGATGGCGTCCAACTTCTTCATCACATAGTCGTTATCCATCTCGCGCACGTCGTACTTGAGAATAAAGTCAAACTGACTAGCGATGTCGTTAAGGTTAGACGGCAGGGGCTGGCCCACGATGCGGACAATCTCAGGCTCGGGCATGTACTGCAAACAGAGCTGGAAGGTCTGCGAGAACACCTTCGACCAGACGCCAAACCATGAGTTGATGGTCTTTTGCATGATGGCCGACTGCTTGCCGGCGGGAACGGACGGATGCTGCAAGCCAAAGTAGTTGGCGTGGCGAGCCTCGACCATGTTAATTACCGAAACAGCCTCGGTGATGGGCGCCCTTGGCGGGTCCATGAACTGGTAGTCGTCGGCCTGCGTGACCGGCAACTGCACGCCGGGACCGATCTTGTTGATCATGCCAATACGTTTCTTGACGCGGATGGGCGGCAGCGTGGTGAACGCGGTACGGTCACGGATGCTGTCGTGCTGCGCCTTAATTTCTTCTTGGTCGGTAATGGAAAGTTCTGGGATGCCGCGGGACTCGCAGATGGCGCGGCGCAGGCGCTCGCGGCGGTACTCCACAAATGGGTACTCACCGTGCGCGTAGTCGAGCAGTTCGTGCTTGCCGTAGTAGTCTTGGCCAAGCTGCGGACAGATCACGGTGTAGTAGATGGCCGGCGATCCCTTGTCGGAAATCTGCCGCACATAGCAGTGAACAATCTCAATTAGGTGATCGTTGTTGACGACCGCGTTAACCGAGAGAGAGGTCGTGACTAGGTTGGGATTATTGTACCAACTCTGCCGGCCCTGCGTCTTGGCCGCCTCCTCAATAAAGGTTTCGTCCCACTCCGCATTCTTGGCCATGCTGCGCAGCTCGACCTCGTTAAAATATTCGCGGCGGAAGATAACCCGCGCGCGCTCTAGGTCAATTGTCTCGGGCGGAAAAGCAACCTCATCGAAGGGCTTGAGCGCCGTAATCGAGGGCAAGTTGCGCTGGATGTACTCCTCCTTGTATTCGCCCACGCCGGTCTCGCGCAGCTCGCGCACAAACTTCTTGGCGTCCGCCAGCTTGAGGTCTGGCAGCAGGGTGGAGACGATGTCAGCCACCTGCATCTCGGCCTCGGGATTAGCGATCAGCGTTGGCAGTTGCGCAATGATGCTGTTAGGGTTCTGCGCGCCGGCCTGCTGCGCCAGGCTCATCACCTGATCCATCGTAATCTTCTGCGTGCGGATCGCGATCTTCTGCGACCAGCCGACATGCACCACACTCCAGCCGTACTGCTGCGTGTACTGGGCGAGCAACTCGGCCTCGCGCTCTAGTTCGGCCTTCAACTTGTTTTCGCGAATCCACGTCATCAGGTCGGTGGCCAGCGCCGCAGACCCGCCGTCTTGGATGTCAACGCCAGAGATGGCCAGGTTGCCGCGGCTGAAGCTAGTGGTCAGCACCGAGACAATCTCGTTGATGGTGGCATCCACCAGTCGAATGCGCACGTCGGAGGCGCCCTCAAACGGGAACACCTGGTCGCCGCCGACCTTGTTGCTTGACCATTTCTTGCCGTCGTCGGTCTGGCCGTTCCACTTACAGAAACGGGTCTCGTCGTTGGCGTCTACTCGGGTCACATTGTTGCCGGTGTAGAGTGCGCGTTGAAATTCAAAGCACAAGTTATTGACGTCAGGTTTTGATTTGGCATCGACCAGTTGGTCGGCTGAAAAGTCTACATTGTTATTTGCGTGGCTCATAATATTTTTGGTGGTTGAGATTGTTTTCCGAAAGTGGCGCCGATATGCTCCAGCACCTCGTCGCGGTAGAAGCGGTGCAGACCGCCCAGCGTGCGGTAGGTGCGGAGCTTGTTGCTGTGTCGTAGTCGATCAAAGTAGCGTTCGTCAAGACCGGTCAGGGCGCTGGCCTGCTTGCGCGTGATAAGAATTGGATGCATAAAATTAGTAGCTACCCCCGCCCACGGCAGCAAAACTTTGCGTGCTGTGGTGTGCTGGATTCATCACGGCAATGTAGCGCAGGCAGTCGATGGGGTCTTTGCTCGCACCCTTGTCGCCGTCCTCGCCCGTCCACTCCCGCAACGAATAAATTAAGTTCTCGCACGCCGACGACACATAGAGGTTGGGTTCGTTCTCAATCGTGCGGGGGCGGTTCTGGTCCCAGGATAGCCAGTCATTAATGAGACCCACGCCCTCGTCGATGCGGACGCCAGCGGCAGGCTCAAACCACATGCCATCGCTGCCGGTGCTGTCGTCGCCGAGCAGGTCAATCATCGACGTGCCGCCCTCCCGACCCGCGGCCTGCGTGGCCCCTGCGCGCGGATCGATGTACCGCGCAAAAATCTTTTCCTTGCCCTCAAATTCTCGGATGAGCTGCTTGTAGTCGGAGGTGCCGCGACCCGCGCCATTCTTCTGGCCAATGCCCATCTTGCCGTCCTTCTTCTCGCCCGGCAGCGTCCACTCGCCCACCATCATGTCGGGCCACTCGCGGTAGACGTACTTGCGTCCCAGCCCGTCCACGCGCAGCCAGAGCATGAACCAGTTCCGCGCGCCGGCGGGGTCCACCACCATGTAGTTGGTCACGTCAGTGGTTGGGATCTTGTCGGGCGCAATCACGTTGGCCTCCGAGAACTTTGGAAACTGTGAACCGGTCAGCGAGTCCGCCCAGCCGTAGGCGCGGATCTTCAGCTCGTAGTCGCCGCGGCCATCCAGCGCGCGCTTCATCACCTTCCAGTCGCTGTACGGATTGAGGTCGCTATGAAACCAGCAGATGCCCGAGTGCCGACCGTGCGCCTTCGCGGTGTACGGCATCGTCCCCATCGGCAGACCCTGCACGTTAACCTTATTGGGCAGCAGCTCGGCCTTTCTGGCCTTAATAAATTTGCACCCCGAGACGTACTCCTTAACGACCGGCGTAAATCCCGTGACCGGCGTGAACGTCACGATCAGCAAACCGTTGCGGGTCACCAACCGGTAGCGCAGCGTCTCGATCCAATCGAGCGGCACCAACTCGTCGCACCAAATTAGGTCGCACTCGCCGCCCTCGATCACCTTCTTGTCCTGGGCATAGTTCATAAAGAAGCACTGGCTCTTATTGGGCAGCACAAAAGTATTCTCACTAAAACCATTCTTCTGCGTGTAGCTGACGTTGGTGATCTTGGTCTTGCGCGCAGCCTTGTACTCGGGCGGCAAGTACTTCCAGATCACCGGCTGCTGCATCTGGATCGACGACTGGTTCGTAGTATGCAGGCACCACACCCGCGACTCGGGCTTCGCCACCAGCAAATTAACGGCCCGCTTGGCCGCCCACTCGGTCTTGCCGGCGCGGTTCCCGCCCATAATTAAAACGTCGCGGTGCTTGGTCAGCAGCTCGTCGGCCACGCCCCAGTGCGATGGCTCGTACCCGTGGCGGTACGGATCTTGTTTCTCCGCCACGATCTTGTCTTCGCGCAACTGCAGGCGCAGCGCAGTCTCCTCCGCACCATGCTCCGCCACCATCGCCCTGATGTCGTCCAGCGTCGGACTCGGCATCACCGGGTGAGGCGTTGGAACGTAACCCAAAAATTTGTCGTCCGCAACCATCACCGCGCAACCTTTCGGCGTGACTTGCGCACCTTGGGCGGTGGCGGGATGTCACCCAGACTCTCGCGGTAGGCGTCGAAGTCGTCCTTGGGCCACGCGCGATCCTTTCCCGGCAGCCAGCGATTGACGGGCGCACAGGGCTTGTTGTGGCACACGCCGCGCACCGTCAGCCTGATCGCGTAGTTATCCAAGTACTCGGCGACCCAGCCCAGCGGCTTGGATACAAATAAAACAATTCTAGCCCAGATAAACATTAGTTGTGATTTCATGGTAAAAATATCTCGCGGTGGTCGGCGGCCTCCAGGCAGGTATCGAACTTGAACACCGAGCAGGGCGTGCGGTCCTGCTCCGACAGCTCGATCGCCTCCTCGCGCGCGTCCTCGTAGTTATCGAAGTGCCGTATCCTGCCGCCGGCATAGTAGAAGCTCACGCTCTCGTCCGCGTACAGCGTGTCCTGTTCGGGGTGCAACTGGGTGGGTAGGACGATGTAGATCATCTAGGCGGTGTCCTTGTCCACGATGCTAAAGAACGGGCGCTCGGAGGTCAGCTCGCACTCGTAGTGGTCGTTGGTTGACCGATCCTGCCAGACCACCTGATAGAACATCGAGTTGCCGGGACGGTAGATGATCCCAATTATCACGCCAGGACTCTCCTCGGTCCGGTGGTAGATCAGGTCGCCCAGCGCAAACTTTGGGATGTCGGCATTCATATTCTACCAGCGTCCGTAGGATCGCGGCTGACGGGCCGCCACCAGCACATGGTCGTAGTGACGCACGGGAATGACCTGACCAATCGCAAAGAATTCAGCATTCTTCACGCGGCAGATCACGTCCGTCTCGTTCCAGCGCACGCGGATCGCACGCCGATTAGCAAAACGGTTCGCCGTCACCAGCGCCTCGTCCTCCGTCCACCAACCCGGACGACCGCGGGTCAAAATTAATCCGTTCGCCGCAATGCGCGGAACCTTGTCGTTGGGCAGCCACTTATTTGAGCTGGGCGCCGGCAACGCAATCGGTGAGCCAATAAATTGCTCAAGTTTGGCCAGCCCAGCCTCCGTGTAGCACACCGCCTTGGGCCGCGCGCTGTAGTACCAGTCCACGCCCTCCAACAAATTATCTCGGCGCATCTTGGTCACCACCGCACGCGGTAGGCCAATCTTCACGCACAGCTCAATCTCGCGGATCAAGGTCTTGGTTTCGTTCATGTTTCGATGGGGTTCTGTTCCTCGTCATCCTCTGTCTCTGTCTCTGGTCCGCTCATGGTAGATTTTAAAATTGGAGCCTCAGACAGGACTCGAACCTGTGACAACCTGTTTACAAAACAGGCGCTCTGCCAACTGAGCTACAGAGGCAATTAAATTGGGTGCAGAGGTTGGAATTGAACCAACTACCCCCTGGTTATGAGCCAGGTAAGCTACCATTGCTCCACTCTGCAAAAAATGATCTGAAGCGCTTTTACCAAAAAAATTTGGTTGGGTGAATGCGTCGCAACGCGTTGCGCTTGCTGTTAAGTTGACCCCCCCCACCCCTTGCTGCTGTTGAAATTTCAGCACGTTTTGTGAATGATCAGCAGAAAACAGACGACGCACAATATTCATTATGTCTAATGTTCTACGCGACATCGATGATATTCTCCTGATCAATAAGGGGTTCCACCTGTTTCACGGAAATCATGCGGGAAATGGCATCCGCGGAGACCTTGAGCCGATGTTCGACCACCTGGACCGTGGTTTCGCCTAGCATCGCCGACTGTTTATCAAGTATAATCCCTAGTGCAACGGAAATCCCCGCTAGTAGACTCGGCTTAACATCTTGTCCTTCGAGAGCATCTAGACCTTGCTCGATGGTTGAGGCGGCCTTGTTTGCGATGCGCTGTAGGTTGGCAGCCATGTGGCCGCGGAACAGTGTCGGTTCGCGTTCGATGAGCTGATCCCGGACGATCTGCACGGTAGACTTGCTTGAGCTAGTATCAAAAGCAATTCGAGCGATTGGCACCTGCTTGCGAATCATTTCCTCGATAAGCGTACGCTTTTCCGTACTGATCTGCCTGGCGGTAAAGTTGCCTAGGTCCGAGCCACGCGCCAGCTTCTGCGTGACCGTGGTCAGCTCGGGGTTGTGTGCAACTTGTGCCGTGTTACTCAATGTTTGTGTTATAATGTATTGACTGTGATCGTGCAATGGTTATTTTATTTTGCGCAATGAAAAACAAGGAGTTGGCGGTGTTAGGAATCGCGGTGGCTTGCGCTATCGCTGTTGGATTTATCTTTGGGCTGAAACATATGCAGAGGCGCGCGGTGGAGGTGGGCCACGCTCACTGGGTTCTGGCCGATAATCTGCGCGTGGAATTCGTGTGGGGGGCGAAGCCATGAGCGCGAATAAAAAGAAAAAACGGAAAAAAACATTTACGACCGACGAGGCTCACACTATGTTGCTTTACCGGCTGTGCGAATTCCCAATCGATGAGGCCAAAGAAATGGCACAAGAGATTTGGGACGTTTCACTGTCTAGATTAGTTGAAGAAAAAAGGGGTTTAGATGCAACGGCGGTGCGATTGATGCACATCTGCGGAGCGTTCGGAGCAAAAACTGGGTGGGAGGCTATCAACCAATGATCGCGCTCGCATCCATAATCTTGGCCGGCGCCATCATCGTTGGCGTGGCCTGGGCTGCGCTGACCGTCATCTGGTACGGCAGGCAGATCGATGACGACATCAACTCAGACGGCCCATAAGCCTCCGTTCTATGCCCTTTTTAGGCGATTTGTCGTAAACCCAGTACCATGACGGCATGGCCAGCCCAATCTTCAACGGTTGGGCTTTCTTTTGCATAAGATTTTATGCACCCAAACTTCCGTGCCTTTTTACTTTTTGGGCTGACCCTCGACTAAAAGCGAAGGGGGAAGCCCTATCCCCTTCTTTAGAGGGGATCAGCACCTCTCCATAGCACCTGTTTTCATCCGTTCGTCACGGGTTCTCATCCTCTGTTTTTGTTTATGTGACTTACAAGGTTGTTGAAGTTCTCAAGTAGCAGTTCGTGAGAGGCTTGTAGTTTCCTGTACTTCGCTAAGTTTTCTTTGTTGATTCTGCGCAATTCCGACACCTCTCCGCTCAGTCTAATCCTAAACTGGCCGTCATTTTCATTTGGAACGTACTCGGCGCCGGCCCAAGTGCGGTTGCGGACCGTGAACACGATGTGGCCGCGGTTGCGCAAATATTGGAAGGTTCGGATGGCACCAGGCAGGTCAGATCCGGTGGCGGAAATGATGTGCGTGAGAACCTCGGAGTTGGCCCAGATGCGGTCGTGCCGCATGGGTGGCATGGAGCGGAATAGGTCGGACTTCATTTGGCTGGCTTCGGCGTGAACATGGCGGGCGGAGCGTACTCCCAGCAGATGCCGGTGGTGCTATGTTTTAGCCGAGCCACGCTGCTTGGGTTGCCCATCGAGTCGATCATGCCAGAACGCTTGCCGCGCTTGGTGAGCGTGAAGCTGTAGACCTGTTCGTCGGACTCGCGCTGGAGTACCGCAACCTCGCGGGACCAGTTCGTGAGATCCGCGGAGCCTGCGCCGGCGTAGGCCAAGTCCGAGGTGGTTCCCTTGGTTTGCTCTCCCTTATGCGGCTTCGGCATGTGGTGCAGCCAGACCCAGCACACGCCGGTCTCCTGTAGCACCGGATTGAGCTGGTTGCGTAGGAAGGTGGACATAAAACTCTGCTCGCTGATGTCGTCGCCGGCGTAGCTCAGGAGCGGATCAACGATGATCACGTCTGCGCGGTGCTTGGTGATGATGGACCTGGCCAGCTTGATAAACTCTGCGCCTGTCTTCACGGTCTCGTCATAGAAGCGAACATTCTCGTCGAGCGTGACTATGTCTGCAACGCCCAGCCTCATGCCGGCGATGACGCCCTTGAGTGCCTCGGCCATGTCACCCATGTCGTTCTCTGCCTGCACCACAGCAACGCGCAGTGGTCTAATTGGCTTGATGCCAAAGAATGGCTTGCCGAGTGCGATGGTGAGACCAAGCTGCATCGCGAACGATGACTTGCCCACACCAGACTGTCCCACAATGGTTAAAGATCCACCGCGGCAGAGCCAACGGTTTCCCAGCACGTTGTTTGGGTCGTTGTCGGTGTCGTAGGCAATCAGGTCACTGGGCTTGGTAGGTTCCTCTAGCTCACTTTGGTCGCGCCAGTCGATCCACTGCTGCCATGTGGGTTGGCCAATGTTTAGTGCGATCAGCGTCTGCTCAGATGCGCCACGCATGATGCCGGGCAGCCGCGAGAATCGTGACGGGTTCTTATTCTTGGGATCTGGCGCAACGTCCGCCAAGTAGTCATAGACTTGGTCACGTCTCTGCTCCCACTCGCCGGCGTCGGTCGCGTCGACGCGGACCCAGGCGTGTACACTCTTGCCACCGGAGTCAATGACCGCGGACACCGGAAGCTGGCAGCGTGTGATGATGTCGATCTGCTCGGCCTTTGGTCTAGAATCAAACTCAATTAGGACGTGACGGTACGCGCTGACGTTCTTGTCGCTGCCGGTAAATAAATCGGGCTTGGTGGGATTGATTCGTATCCATGCGCCTTGGTTAGTGTTGGTCCACATCGAGTCAGGGAAGAAGGTGAGCCACCTAGACAGTGGCATGAACGTGCCGTTCGAGGCTGGGTTGTACTTGTCGTGTTCCAGATCGTAGGTCGCGTCGTTGGTGATGCAGATCCAATCATCCGGTGCGAATATTGTCGTGAGGAATTTCTTGGTCGCGTCGAAGCCGGTCTCCTTGGCCGTTGAAATGGTTACAGTTTGAAACCGGTTGACCACAAACTTGCCGCTCGGTGACACGCAGCTCTTGACGCTGGCCGCCGGCGTGAAGTTGGACGCCATGAGATGTCCGCGGGGCTTGTCGTGAGAAGTCTTCTCAGCCTGGTCGATCTTGTGGATGAGTTCGCGCTCGGTCCAGGGTGGAGTGCAGCGGAGATTGAATTCATTAATCAGCGTGAGTGCGTCTGATCTCGTCAGAGAGAAACCGTGGACCAGTGCGGTCGCCACGGTGAAGGTTGCGCTGTGTCCGCTGGAGCCAGAGATGGCAGGTGGACACGATGCCAGATATAATCTGGCCCGTTCTAATGTTGTCATGGGGGTTGAGGCGGGGGGTTTAGTTCCGCGAGATATCAAACTGTTTCTCTTCTTTAAGTTCGGGGTGCAGATGCACAATCAA